CGACTATAAATGTCGTATGAACGTTCTCCGCGAGCTTCTTGCTCAACAACCATTGGTACTAGTGGCATTAGCGTCCCTCCTTAATATAACGTACTGTAGGACCTTCTGAGGTAAATTCCATACCGTGTGCATTACCTACATAGGTACGCCCATTCCAGCGCATTGGAATTTTATTGGTTGCAAGAAATGCGTCAAAAGACTTACCTTCTTGAAAATTGTCTGCTTCTGCTTCTGCACTTACACCACTATTGGTGTTTGTGAGTATTGCTTTGTTGTCTACGATAGTTCTCATTTTTTTCCTAACAGTTTTAAGTTTAAAACAAAATTTTCTACTAACAGTTTAACAATAATTGCTCCGTCTGTCAAGTGGTTTCTTTCCATCTCTAATACGTGTGCTGCCATCATTATATATGCCTGATCCTCACTAATATTTAGATCTCCCCAATCGATAGGATCAAACTCAGCACCTTCTTTTGCTAGAGCAACTAAATTTAATATCGCCTCATTGTCAGGCTCAAGGAAGTTATCACTCACTACGTGATTCTAACCTCGCTTTGTAAATAAAATTCTCAACTAAAAGTTTTGTCATAGTTGCCATAGCAACGACAGCTCTTTCTTGCTCGTTTACACTTTCCATCTGGTCTAAAACATTCTTTGCCATATGTTTATAAACTTCTTCTTTTTTCAAATTCAATCCTTCCCAATTGATAGGTTCAGCAAGAGCTGCTTCTTGTGCCAATTGAGATAATTGTTCTACTACATTTTCCATAAACTCTCCTAGTGGATTGTATAATCCTCGTCTTGGTTAGGATCTATGTTAAAGTAATCCTTACAGATATTTACAATTGTCTCCGGAACTTCTTCTTCCTCTTGATTTTCAGGTATCCACAATCCTTTGAGTACACCTGTTTTTGAACAAACAATAAATCCATAATCATCATCTGTGAGAAAGTCTTCAAATTTACTAGCATCTTTTTTAGCCATTATTTTTCTCCACAAATTTACCCTTAACGATTTTAAATACACCGTCAAGTCCTGTTGATCTAATATATTTTCTTCCGCCGTCAATCATTTTACCGTCAATAAAAATACAATCGTGATGACTACAAGAATAGTACCAATTATTATCTTTGTCTTTGATCATTCCAAATTCAAAATCTTCAACGATATCTGCATTACAAATCATCATACGATCGTTCATTCTGTCGTTGTACAATCCAAAGTAACAATTACCAAACTCAGGATGTGGCGTAGCTCTATAAAAAATGTCTACAGGCACATCGCTTGCTTTTAAATCAGTAGTACACACATACTTAACCGGCACACCGTCCTTTTCTGTATAAAGTGATTCTACTTTTTCTATATCAAAAACATTAGGGTGTTTTATGTCCATCTTGGTCCTCTTTAACCTTTTTTGAGATAGTCTTGTAGATGCCAGGATTTACTTTCAAAATGTGAGGCATCATTTCGTGTCTAATATAGTTTCTAGTATAACACAGATCAGTGTTGCTGTCATCCTCTAAAAAAGGAACATTCTTCATTCTTGCCCAAAGTTCGAAATCTCTCTTGCGTGTGAGACGAAAAGGACGGATGATATGTTTCCTTCTGTACGGAATAATTTTTCCTGTGCCGTGTAAACTCGACCAAATCCAAGTTTCTACACAATCGTCTAAATGATGACAAGTTACAACAGGATATCCAGGGTAAGAATCAAAAAATCTATATCTTTTTTCCCGCCACCATTCTTCTTTACTTGGACCAGGCGGAATAGTTTCTTTAACACGATCCATAATAAAAGGAATATCGTTCTGCCTACAGTATTTGATTAACCAAGGTTCAGCTTTTTGTCCGTGTGCTGTACCGTGATTAAAATGCAACACAGTAATATCGTGATTGTTCTTTAGAAAGTGCAAAGCTGCCATAGAGTCAATTCCCCCAGAACAAGCAAGGAAAAATTTTCTAGGCAACTTGCCTTGGATCTTAATCATTACATAACCAATCTTGTTAATGCTACACTATCAATTGTTACTAGTAACATATAGTTTGCTAACATACCTGTGCTACGTCTTGTCCACGCTGCCCAAGCAAATATTACACATTGACATATGAACAAAGGATACAGCAATAAAAAAGGAGGATTAGGAACTGTGAGCATCATTGTTACTGCACAAAATATACTCAAAAACCAAGCAATAATCTCTAAAAAACATCGCGCAGGATTTTCTTTCCAATCTTCCTTTACATAGTACACAATTGCATTTAATAATTTGTTCATACGTCGGAGTTGTCGTTCCACTTTAAAATTTCTATTTCACCGTCTGCATTTTTACGGTGACGTAAAAACCCGTTTTCAATTAACGTGTCAATGGTTTTGCCGCTTGCATCAATATATGTTGACTTGAGCATCAAAAAATATGTAGCAAAACTCCCGGCTAGGTAAGCACCGAATAACCACATTACATTTTCTGTAAACATTAAATACCTCCAACGTGTAGTTCAACATCCTTTACGTACTCGGTTAAGTTGCTGTCGCTCACCCAGCCAATTACATCATCGTATGTGTCGTTCCAAACTTCTTGTGTAATAAATTCCCCATTTTCATCAAGAACAGCGATTTCCCATTTGTCCATCTCACCGCCGTAACTAAAAGAAGTTTTTATTGCACTTAGTATTGTACCATCTTCAAACGTGTAGACTCTTTGGATACCATCCTTGTCTACATCGTGTGGTGTTTCTTTCAAAATAACCATTATTACACCTTGTATAACTTTACATAATTTAAACGAGTTTCGTTTGCATCGAACAAACGATTTTTTGTTTGTGCCTTTACTTTTGCTTTTACACGCTTTGTATCACCAACATTGTGCTCGAACTTGTTCATAAAAGATACAAGGTTACCATCTGTGGTTACTGCTGTGTAATTATACGACTCCCATTGTGCGCTATAACGCTTGTCAAGAATTTTCACAACAGCCTCTACATTGTCTTTATCTTTTCCAAGATGCACACTGTCGCGATATTCAATACGAATCTCTTTCTTAAGACCGCTTTCGTGCTGGTCACGTTTTACAAACTCTGGAATAAAGGCAACACGACCTAGATTATTTACAGCAACACTTTCTTCAGAAACCGATTGAATCATATCTCGCTTGAAGTCATCTAAATCACCTAAGCCTAGCATTACATAACGCTTCATCCACTTTTGTATTTCAGCTACAGTTTGGTAGTCTTCTGCTGTCGGCTCGAAAAGAACAAAATCAGGATCAACATAGTGTCCGGATTTTTGGGCAAAATAAAATTTCACCATTTCTTTGTTTGAATGTTCTGTAACTTTGCCTTCTGTGCTGTAACGCTGAGTGTGCTTTTGATAGCCGTTACGAATACGGTGTGCTGCCACCGCCACTGCCAAAGCATCTTGTGTTGATACTGTTCTCAAAGGTAAAACATCTTTTTTAGAAGATAGCCGAGTAGCCCAACCAATCGGTCTATATAGCGTATGTGCTGTCATTGTGTGCCTCTGTGTATGCCTAACTATTAATAATAGTATAAGCTCATCTAGACCCTTTGTCAACCATTAATTTGAGATAATTGCAAAACCTGGACGATTATTTCCTGGATTTGTAGTAAATGCGTGGTAATCAAACTTAAAATCTAGATCGCTAAATTTCTTCATTTTTAGATCAATTATTCCGTTAGCATTTACTCCGACAAAACCAACACTAGCTTCAACCTGTGTCATAATGTCCTTTATGATCTCTGCATATGCGTCTTTATCAATGCCTCTGACAATTACGTTTTCAAGACCTTTGCCTAGCCCATAAGTGATCATATAGGCTGTATACTGTACCGGATCTCTTTTAAACTTTTTTTCACCTGTAGTTGCAACATCTCTCGGTATGCCAAAAACTTTGTGATTGCTGGCTCCTAATATTACCTTACACTTTGCTATCACATCCTGATATGGTATAAGTTTGCCATCTTTGTATATCAAGACTTTAACTGCCTTTGTAAGATCGTCTAGTTTTGTTATAGATGCATTTGGAATAGTATCTGCAATCAGTTGTACCATTTCAGGTGTTTTTAAATCCATACATAGCTCAAGTATAAGATTTATTACACTTCTGCTTGGATCAGCAAGTTTTTGAATCGTTGCATATCTTGCTTGTCGCTGTAGATCTTTTGGATCAAGAGTATCTTTATAAGTGTCTACAATGTCTTTCATCTTAACAAGACTGTTTCCGCTTCCTGACAAACTTTTAACAGCAATTTTTTGTCCACCTACTATAACATCAACTACAGGTTCGTTGCCTGGGGGGAATTCTATAGTTTGACTGTCGTCGGCATAACATAGAGGAGCAATACACTCTCCAAAGTCTTGGCTGATTTGTTTTAGATTAGTGCCAGTTAACACATATTGAAGTTCTTCTGGCATAGGCTTTTGCGAACCAAACTGCATAGCATTATCTAAAATATGTAGCAGAGCATTTTGACGGTCATCTTCATATTTTTCTATTACAAGTCTTTTAATGTCTTGATATAGTTCTTTTTTGCTTGTGTATACGTTTCCTAGACCTAGTGTTACAGGCGTTAATTCTTTTTTGTTGAACCCTTTTACACTCTTGCCGCTGCCTTCAACCTTCCTGCGAGTGGCAATATAATATGTTTTGCCTTGATGCTGAAATTCAAATGGTGCTGCTTGACTATAAGATGTTAGTTTAGCCGAAGTGGGCTTTAGTGTAATAGAGGCATCAACTTTCTTAAGCAACTGTTCTGCCTCATCTTTGTCTAGTATGGATACTTTTTTAAGTGTACGAAGATGATAAGGTCTACCATACTTTTCTGTTTCTCTTGTGTCTTGTATGTAAAGAGCAGGGTCGTTTACCCTTTTTACAAGATCAGATAAATCATTTAGATCAGCAATTTTTTGTTGGGTCATTTCTACATATCGCATATTATATTTATTCGTCGTGTGTCCAGGTATAACCGCCTAAATCGTTTGCTTCTGCCCAACGAATAAATAGACCACACTCTCTTCCGTGTGCTTCAATTTCCCAAGGTCGATCCCAATACTCAGGATCTTTTGCCAACCATTTACCTTGCCACCTATGCTTATTTTGAATAGTGCTTTCGTACAACTCTCCCCGTGCATATTGCTTCACGTGAACCATTTCGTGGCATACAGTTTCTAATAGTCTACGAAGTCTAAGTCCTTTATGGATTTCTAATTCAAACTGTCTAGGTCGGCTAGGACAATCGTAATCATTAGACAAGCAATACCCGTAAGCATCTTTAAGTTGTGTAAGCTTGATATGAATATCTAGATTTGTTAATCTAGGCATAAGCAACTCAGCACAAAACTCAACAATACTTTTGACGTGCTTCTGTTGTGATGCTGTGCCGCCTTCAATCGAGATATCCATAACGTAGCCCCATTTTGTTACAACTTATACTACTATAATATACTCAATCTTCGGATGTGTCAACCACTAAATTTGAATCTAGAGTCGGTGTATGATACCCTTTGAGCACATCTTTTGAATTATTTTCGCCAGATTGCCTAAATTTGCGTATATCATACATAATATTTACCAGTTTTTGCATACTACCAGGGCCCTCCCATAATTCATTTAAACAAGAATTAATCTTATCTAATGAAATAGAAGTAATATGATTACGTCTAGTCTCAGCAAGTTGATCCCAAAAATATTCTAATAAAAAAGATTGAATAGATTGTGGTATCAGCGAATGATCTGAATATGCAAACGTGCCGGTAAAGCCGTTAATATAAAATGGAATATCTTGGGGTTGGTTATTCCAATAGGCTAGGGTAGACTGACGAGCTTTTTCGTAATCAAACATTAAATTTTCCTCTTTTTGATGAATGAATTAATATTATATTATAGTTTTTTGACTTTGTCAACTATAATCTAAAAGTAATTCTGCCTTTAGATAAATCATATGGTGTCATTTCTACTCTTACTCTGTCACCCTGTACTAATCTGATTCTAAATTGCCTCATTTTCCCGCCAGTATATGCTGTAACAATATGATCATTGTCTAGCTGTATCTTAAACATTTGATTAGGCAGGACTTCTACTATTTCACCTTCTAGTTCAAAAAGGTCGCTATTCTTCCCCATTTGTCTCCTCTTTTTTAGACATTGTAATAACTCCGTCTTCAACAGTTATCTTTAATACATCACCTGGTTGCCAGCCCATTCGTTCACTTACTTCAGGAGGAATGTTCATTAGTACGTTTTTGTCATCACCATCGATGTCTTCAAATATGTCTTCTACTTTATATGTTATTGTTTTACTCATCTATTATTTATTCTCCGGGTTAAATCCTGGTACATAAGGAAAATTAAAAGCTATTGTTGTGCGCACTGTGTTTGGCGGCGATTCTTGAACTTCGTGTTCTAAGTATGATGGGAAAAATAGCATAAGACCTTTTTTTGGTTTATAACCAAAACTATTCCAACTCCAGGGTGTATCTTTGTAATGTTTTGAATAATCAACTAGATTATTTGGATTATGAAAAATAAGTTCTTGTGCATTTTCATTTGCTCTAATCCAATACACTCCACTAATGCCGTGTATTCCGTGACAATGTCTTCCGTGTTTATTACCTTCGTCTTTGTAATCTTGAGTCCAAAACTCCATCAAACCTGGACTTACTTCTAGTCCTGTGCAATCTGAATAAGCATCCTTAACTTTTAAAATTTCTTCGAACAATTCGGGTGTATCGTGTTGTAGATCAAGAACTCGTTGAGGTAATGCAAAATCTCCGTACTGGCTTCCGGTGTTAGGCAATTGGTGTTCTTTTTCTAAAAAAGTTTTTTCTACTTTATTTGCTATTTCTTCAGGTACATCGTGTGACATTATACCTACAGAAAAAAGTGTGTCTACGTGCATTGATTAGCATACCTTCCCATTTCCATTTCAAAGTTTTGAGCTGCATAAATGTTTTCAAAATGAAAAGTGTGTTCGTAAACATTTGTCCACGTTGTGCAACTCCATTCGTGTTTTTCACACTGACGCTTGCACCAAGTTTTGCCTCTATCAACTACATCGCTATGTAGTCTTACAGTGTGACCTGGTAGCCAACTTTGTTTATACTCAAATATTTCTTGTGGTGTCATAATATAAATACTTATATGCAAGACGCTTACACCAATGTCTTTTATGATGTTGTCCAAGAAAGCAAAGGCAAACACGGATATGATTTGCCACACGATATAGAGGCCTACGTTGTAATGCTGTTAGCAAGTTACGTAGACCGACCAGAGTTTTTGCCTGAAGAAACCTTTGCCGAAGCATACCTAAAACTTTCGCGGCCCGGCGATTATTCAGCAAAAGAGCTAGGCGATACTTGTTTATTTGTAACTGGTGTGTTTCCTGCATATGGGTCTAAAAAAGGATTAAATAGAAAATACTTTCAAGATATAGGATCTAGTTCTTATGAAATTGTAAGTGAAGTGATGAACTACGATCTTTTTTATCCATTGTCTCAACATTTTGACTTTGTAAGTGATTTCATTGAAATAACTATTCATTCGTCCAAACGTGAACTGAATAACCTTTTCCGTTAGTATCACCACCTTCATTATCAATGTCTACCCCATCGTATTCAATGCTTGTGATTATGTCTTCTCCATTAGGAAATTCACTCGTATATACCTTAAGTTTTTTTGGGTCAAAATCACCAGTAGTTTCAATTACACCATCAAAGAATGTTCCTTTTTCTGCACTATAAAATTGAAGCACATACTCATCTCCGTATTCTTCTTCTGGTCCAGAATCTAATAATTCTGCTTCGTAGTCAGATTCTTCCATAATATTTTGAATGTAATCATCGAGATTGGTTCCATTAATAATTTCACCTATATAGTTTGCGCCATACTCTGCAGAATCTACTTCATCAACACTAAAAGTTGCATTAGAATATTCTAATCCCCATTGATGGCTAAATTCATTGTGGTGTTCATACCAAGGACGATAGTCACCGTCTTGGTCTTTCATAAAATCAGCTTCGTCGGGTACACCGGTAATATCCTCAAACTCAAACTCTCCATCTTCAGCACTTACCATATAATTTACAACATCACTGTCACCGTGTTCTTCTACTACTTCATTCCAGAATTCATACTGATCACGGTTTAAGTTAATGTATGCAGCTTCACCGCCGTATCCCCATAGGTTTATACGATAAAATCTAGGTCCGCTTAATTTATCTACAAGTTCTTGTTTTTCTTCAGATGTTGCCATTACATTTCTCCTGTTATGTCTGGTCGTTGATCTAAAATATCTTGATCTGGATGTTTTCTAGTTGCAAAATTAATTATGTCGCTATGATTAAAATCGTAATAAAAATATTGAGTGCCTGTTCTAGGAACTTTGACTTGCCAAACACCGTTTAATAATATGCCGCTTGCACTACTTGTTTTCCCCTCATACGGAAACCCGTTCATTTTACAACTATTATCAACTGTAATTATAGGAATGCCGCAAGTATAACTTAACATACGTAAGTTACCTTCGTGCCAAGCATCTGTGATATCGTCATAGTTAGGCAATTCGCCTCTAAAACCATTTGTGGCGTGAAAGATAACTTGTGCGTTCAAATTATCTGTGACAAACATAGGTAAACTAGGTTGTCCCCGTAATGGCCCTCCCCAAAAATCGTTACAAATTAATCCAGCAGCCCAAAAATTTTGTCTGCTATCTTCCATATCAATTAAAGTTACTTCACTTGGAACTGTCTGATCATAACTTGTTATTGTATGATGTTTGTTTGTAGATCCCAAAAAGTTACCTGTTTTAGAATAAAAACGTATTTGGTTTTCTTTTCTATATCCTTTCGGAAATCGATCATCATCTTCTGCCCACATTGTACCTAGGCATAATCCCACTTTTGCATCTTTTGCATATGCAACCACTAAAGCTTCTGCATTAATTACATCTTGTACGGTACGTCCTTTATATGAATCCCAATCAGGAATATAACCGGAAAGCGAACCTTCCGGTGTAAGCAAATAATCTACTTCTTTTACCTGAGCCCAATCTATTGCTTTTTTGATATTAGAAACATTAGTTTCTAAATCGTCAGTACAGGCAATCTGAGCTCCGGCAAACCTAATTACATCAGTCAATGTTTATAACCAAATCTTTTTCTAAGTAGTCTACACAATTTTCAGGAGTTGATTCCACATATGGGTCATCATCCGAACCATCGTTGTTAATGCCTGGTTCTTGCCACCATTTTTCTACAATGCCGTTATTGATAATAGCCATATATCGCCAGCTACGTAAACCAAATCCTAGATGATTTTTGCCAATCAACATACCCATAAAACGAGTAAAGTTTCCTGATCCATCTGGAATCACTTTTACGTTTTGAATACCTTGAGACTTTGCCCAAGCATTCATAACAAATGCATCGTTGACGCTCATACAATAAATTTCATCAATATCTTGGTTACGAATACGATCGTAGTTTTCTTCAAAGCCTGGTAACTGATATGTAGAGCAAGTAGGTGTAAATGCACCCGGCAAGCTAAACAACACTACTCTTTTGCCTTTGAAGTAATCGTCTGTTGTTTTATCTTCCCAACGGTAAGGGTTGTCTCCGCCGATACTTTCATCTCGGACTCGTGTTTTGAACGTGACCTGGGGTAATTTGAACCCTTCAATCATAATATTAATCTCCTAAGTAATATAATTAGTGTAGCACTAAAAGTTTACTTAGTCAACCAATAAAATTACCAACCTTGTTTTGGCCGAGGAATCTCTTTATCATTAAAGTAATACCTTGCTGTATCATCAGTATAATTAGCATCTACAAAAAGATCTTCGGGATTATTTACATTATGTAAAACCATTAGTTTACAAACTTCATCTACTGCTGCCTGTTTAGCTGCCTCTAATTCGGTTAAATGAGGTTGCCCAAAAGGCTTCAGTTCATCTTTAATTGGATTTACTTCTACAGGCCCAAATTGTGCCATCAAGTCTTCGTGAGAATCAAAAGTTAATGAGGTATTATTTTTCATAAAAATATTTATCCTAAAAACGTAACAGTGGCTCCTCCTATGATTGCAATAAGTATGACACAAAGCCATATATAGTGCATTGCTGTTGTGTCTCTATGACTCCACATTACTTCATATCATTTAGAGGATTATCCAGTGCCTCCTGTAGTAATTCTCTAATGTCCTTGTCTAGCTTATCCATATCTTCGTCTATTCTACTTTCAGTTGCTCTCATTGTATCACGCACATCTTTTTCAGTTTCGCGATTAAGTGACTCAACTTCACGTATGCTTTGTGCTACATCTTTTTCAACCTGATTTATGTCGGCACGTACACCTTCAAGAGTTGCTTCAATACTTGCTTGTGCATCTTTAACACGTTTCTCTGAGGCGTCTACTTTGTCCTCCATTCTATCAACTGCTTGCTCAGTCTTTAGAATGTCTTCACGTAGTCCGTCTTTGATGTCACGAGTGTAGTCTACTGCTTCTTCAAGTTTGACTTCTATAATGTCCATACGCTCGCTGTATGATGCCATAAGCTCTTGATACTCCTGCTGTTGGTCTACAAAAGCTATTGCTTCTTCTATCTTTTGATACATCAAGAAGCCTCCGTATAATGAACCTATTACAGCACCTACTAAACTAAGTGCTGCTGTTGCAGTTACAAACGTAACTTTTATACCAAGGACACGGAACTCTTTGTTCTTTAGATTTTCTATGCCCTCTTCCATATTTTCTAGGCTTTCACCTAAGTCTTTGTCAGCCATTGCCCTCTCCTTTATTCGTATTGCGATCTAACCATATCTCTATGCAGTTGATCGCTTGCCCCATTGAACAACCTTGCATTAGGGTTGTCATAATTTTGTTGTCCTTCGTATATTTCTTTAGGTGCGTAAAATGCACCGTCTGCTAGTCCGTCTGTTTGGTATGCTCTAAAGTTGGGATTGTAACCCATTAGTGCAGCATTTGCATCTTCGTTGTCTGTGCCTGCTAGAGCTTCTGCAACTAGTGCATCTTCTTTTGCATTTTGATCTTCAAAAGATTCTGTGCTTTCTTCTATTGAGTTTTCTACTATACTTGTTTCTAAATCTTGTACTCTAGCAAGAGCAAGGTTAATTGCACTGTCTACTGCTGCAATATCAAAGTTAGATCCAACTACTAGTTCGATTGCTAATCCGCCTGTGTCTCCTGGATCATTTGATTGTCCTGGAGTAGACGATATAACAACATTCATTGTGCCAGGCTCTCCAAAACTGCTAGGTAATCCTGTTGTGTCTGTTGTTGTGTCTGTTGTTGTACCCATTGCTAGTGCTTGACTTGCTGATGAACCACTGCCATCATCGCTTCCGCTCATAGACTGTGATCCAAAGTTTTGTGATCCTGTAGAACCTGTGCCTGCTACACTTGTATCTGAACTACCTGTTGTGCTACTGCCAGTGTTTGTAGTTGTGTCTGAACTTGCTCCAACTGCTGTTGATGTAGTAGATGCTACTGAACCTACTTCTGTTGAACCTGCAACAACTGCTGTTGCTGTTGCAGTTTGTTCTGCGTTAACTGCATCTGCTGCTGCTATGTCAGATTGTATATCTGCACTTGTTTGTTCTGCGGCTGTCACACTTGCTTGTGAGTTTGCAACTGCTCCTGAACTTGCTGCGCCTGCTACGTTGTCTGCTGCTGCAACTGCGGCTGCTGCTACACTCAAAGGATTAGCACTAGGTGCATTAGACGCTGATGATTCTTCTTGTGCTACTTCTTCTGTAGCTTCTTCTACTGCTGTTTCTTCTACCACAGCAACTTCTTCTACCACAGCTACTTCCTCAATAGCTTCTTCTATTGCTGCTTCTTCTGCGACTGTTTCAACTGGAGCAGGATCAGTTGCCACCGCAACTTGAGTGCTTTCTTGCGTTTGCCCTGTGTCCACTTCTTCAATAGTTTGCGTCTGAGTTTCTGTAAATGTTTCACCTAATGTCTCCTCTAATGCTCCCGATCCGTCATCTAATGATGCTGTTGATGTTTCTTGTACTGACTCTAGGAATGCTTGATCGTCTGTTGTTCCTGCAGGATCTGCTGTATTAGAACTTGCAATTAGTTCTAGTAGTGCATCTTGTTCTGCTGCTAGTGCATCTGCATAGCCAGGACACGTAGGATCACTCAATGGATCTAAATCACAACTATTATCTTCTTCTGGCGGACGATAAACATACAATCCGTATACCTGTCCTTCTCTAAATTCTGGACCCCACCAACCTAACCAGTATCCTGCATCCATTCCGTATACTTCAATTGTTACTGTATCAACACCTGTTGCGTCTGTACCAAATGCTTGTGGGAATAATTGCTGTCCGTACTGTAGCTGCCAGTTTGCTATTTCATACGAGTAATCATATTCTTTTGAATATAATTCATTGCCTGCGGTATCCTTAAATGTTACTGTTACAGTTAATGGATCTTGACAACAGGTTTGATTTGCTGTCGTTTCATTTGCGTTGTAGTTTTTAACTTTCCATTGGTACAAGTATCCAACAACATCAATACCTACACTGCGTAGTGCATCAGAAATTACATCTTGTGTTTGGACAATATTTGCTGCATTATAACCAAAACGTATAGCACCATCACCGTTGACACCAATGTTAGCACAAGAGCCGCTTGTATTTCCTGCCCACGAGCCGTCACCATTATTATCTGTACTTTGTATTAAGCATCCGTGGCCGTTGCCAGGTTTCACACTCCAAGCATTTGGATCATTAGTTAATAATGGATCAAAGTAGGTTATATCTTCTTCAAGATAATCAGGATCGCCAGGCAAGCCATAGATGATGGAAGTATCTACTGTACCAGTAGTACCGTCACTAAACGTAGTTTCTTGTGCTAAACTATTAGAGGCCCAAAAGCAGAACCATAATCCCAGCACCGAGGATGCCTTTAACAGCCCCTTCCATTTGGTCATTACGTCTTGTCTCCTGTTCTATGTTTGTTGGTTGTAGCTCAGGATTTAGTTCCCACTTCTCTTTTGCTTCTACGCCAATTGATCCATCAAACGGGCAAGGAGTACCTGCCATTTCCATTGCACGATAAACACTAGCATCTTGACACATAAGAGCAACTGCTGCAACCTTCATACCCATATTGTAGAGTGTTTTAGAATTTTTTAGTCTTTCACAATTTAAATCACGAACGTGTCCACCGCCCGATGCACCAAGTATTTGTGTTTGCACAGCCGCAGAATATGTCACCGTACAAGTGTCGTTGCCGCCTAGCATAACAGTAGGTGCAATAGCACTTGGAGGAGGTGATATGATTTCTTGTCTTATATCACTTTTATTGTTATTGTTATTATTGTTTGTATTATTATTTGTATTAGTATTCGTATTTGTGTTATTAGAAGTAGTATTATTGGTGTTTACGTTTGTATTGGTATTATTACTAGTAACATTACTTGTGCTATTAACTGTTTGATTTACATTTGAATCAGTAGTTTGGTTCACATTTTGATTGATTGTTGAATCACTAGTTTGGTTAATAGTCGTGTTATTAGTATTAGTGTTTGTATTGTTTGTGCCACCACTCAATATATTATTATTTGTGTTGGTAGTTGTGCTGTTAATAGTTGTGTCGTTGGTATTCACATTGGTGTTTGTATTCGTATTAGTATTATTTGATGTACTATTTACAGTAGTATTATTTGTATTCAAATTAGTATTTGTATTTGTAGAGGTAGTTGTACTATCAATTGTTGTATTGTTAGTATTTGTATTTGTGTTTGTATTGTTTGTACCGCCACTCAACACATTGTTGTTTGTATTAGTGCTAGTAATTGTTGTATTGTTAGTATTCAAATTGGTGTTGGTATTTGTACTATCAATTGTTGTATTGTTAGTATTAGTGTTAGTATTTGTGTTAGTGCTAGTACTGTCAATAGTACTTGTATTAGTGTTGGTGTTGTCCGTTGTTACATTACTAGTTGTGTTTGTAGTGGAGTCATTGTTAGTGGTGACATAGCTAGTAGAATCGTAACTAGTCCCGTCAATTACAGTTTGCGCCCTACTTTCTAAAGATAATAGCATTACTACACCAGCCATTAGTGCCCAAGATGTATACTTCTTCATTATTTTTTTTACCCTCTAATATATTTATATAGTACAATTTACAGTACAATTTTTAGATTCCCTCACATATATTTAATCGTTCTGGTGTTAATAATTTAACACCTAGTTAATAAATACAGTATGTATAAAGATGAACAAGACGCACTATTTGAAGTGTTTGATGAAATGGATCAATACAGAAAAGAACGTGAACCACAGCCACTAGACGCTGCGGTTGATGATTTTATTATTGATAAAATAAAAGATGCGCTTATACAAGAAAATTGGAATCAAACTAAGGCAAGTAATTGCTTAGGTATCAAACGCACTACACTTATTGCTATGTGCAAACGTCTTAAAATATTTTAACCTTCAACAGGTTTATCTTTAATCCACAAACAATCTACACTTTGATTTGGACCTGTAACAAGCACTGCTGCTTTGCTCATTGCTTTAATACAAGCATCTTTATCGTTGTAATTGCCAATGTGATAATGTTCTATTGTTTGTCCGTTTAGTGCTAACCAAATCAATATCCACATATTACCACTTGCCCTGACTTTTACCAATGAAGTAAAAAACTGCTGTTAAAATTGCTGCTCCAATAATTGCTGCAATTATTCCTACAGTCCATTCTAGTATTGCCTGCTTGCGTTCTTCTGCTGCATAGACTGCTTCCTTGCGCTTCTTGCGCATTTCGCCCTCTATTTTAACAATTTGATCCCAGGCACTTGGACCATAGTACAATGAAATATAACTGCGCAATTCTTCACGCATTTCTTTAGCCTTTTGCTTCTGTCCCCACACTTCAAGAGCATTTTGCTCAATTTCACTTGCGCCGAATAATTTTTTAAAGAATGGAGGATTTTCTGCTTGTTTGTGTGCAAAGTCTAAATCGCTTACACTGGTAGCCCATTGGTTAAGGGTACCTGCCATATCAGATATTTCTTTACCTGTTGCTATTGCACTTTTGATGCCATTGTAAGCTGCGGTTGCCATTCCAATGGCGCTGACTGGATCTATCAAATATTGCCCTTTCTTTGATAGAAGAGCCCTCACGCTCTACACTAGTATTTATATAAAATTCTAATTATGCTGCGTTACTAACAATTAAGTTTACAACCCACATTACAAACACAAAAGTTCCTATGCAGGAAACACCTATAATAGTTCCGTCTATTATTAGTGCTTGTTTAGCTGCTCGTCTTCTTGCCTCTGCTATTCGTGCTTCGCGAATGCGTCTACGTTCTAACATCATATCTTCGTAGAATTGACTTTGACCTGTGTACAACAAGAATTCTCTTAGTTCTTTTTCTAGCTGCATAGTCTTGTGTTTTGCTGCTGTGATTTCAAGTGCTTGTGCTTCTACACTAGTGCCACTAAAAAGTCTCTTAACTTTAGAACCTTCTTTGTGTTCAACACTTGCTTCTGCAATACTTTCTTTTGCATCAAAGAATTTACCAAATGCACTTGCAACGTCTTGGGCTTCTCGCCCCATTTCTATCGCACGTTTAATACCATTGTAAGCAGATGTTGCCATACTTACTGCGGCTGCAATTTCTACCATACCTACGCCCTCGTGGGTACTAGTAATACACTGAGCCCTCAATGTATAATCATATTTATGTTAGTTATCTTTTTTGTACTTAACTGTAGTAAGTCTTTGTACAAGAGGCCCCATCTCAACAGGGTTCCATATTTTTTCTTTAGTACTGCCTGCGTTTGCTACACTATATCTAATTTTAAGTGCTACATCTCCGGAATTTTTATCATATATAAAAATACCAGGTCTAGGAAATCCATCTTTGCCTTTACCCATAACAAGTTTAGAATCAAGGTCAATGTCTTGTGCTCTTAATCTACTAGCAAGGCGACTAAATGTATGCACACTACTTTTGCCTGTTGACTTCAAACTTATAAGTCTTACATTTGGATTACCGGATGTAGCTGCCTGAGATGTGTATTCACCTATTTTTGCAACGACACCTGCTTCATTTTTTGCATCTTGTCCTGCTAGTATTTCTTTAAGTTGACGATGTGCTTGTTCATAAGCGTCAACCCAGAAATCAGTTTTACTTTCTATTTTACCTTCTGGTCTTTGTATTTCAACACCTAGTGGCCCGAATAGTTTTTGTGCTGCTACAACAACCCCGTCATTTTTTAATGCTCCGCCACCTACTTGACCAATAGTATCACTACCTGCTTTAAGACTGATAGCAAGTCCTTTCAGTGGACGCATCTTTCCGTCCTCGCCACGAACAAATGCATCAATATCTGTTTTACGTCCTTTTTGATCACTAAGACCATCGCTGTCTACTTTAATTAAGTCTGCTTTACCATTTTTATAAAAGTAATCTGCGTATTTGTCAATTTGTCCACTATTAGCATAGTGAACTGCTGATTGTGCAATGTTTGCCATTTTAGGCCAAAAGTTTTCTGATCTTAAAAACTCCATTGCAGGACCACGTATAGCAACTTTAAATTCAATAGTATCAGCAATCTTACTATTAAGGTCGGTTACTTTATATGTTTCTGCACCTGAGCCAATAGCTTTGTTTAGTGTAGTTTTTAAATCGTCAAAGTTTATGTCTTCTACAGAATTCTTACCACGTTTAATTAATTTTGCAACAACTGCTGCTGACAATAAGGGTTCTGCAAGATCACCTTTGTTTTCTGCTGTGCTACCTTTTGCACCTGCTGCGTGATTTAATCCTGATTCGATGTTACTTACTGATCCAGTAAGTGTAAATCCTTGTCCGTTTGGCCTTTGGAACGACATTATGCCGCCTGATCCTCTACCAACTTGTATTGTAGGTCCTTGAATTTTTTCTACCCAGGTTAATGTTTCTGATTGTTGAAAATCTGGAACTTCTTGCTGGATGATACTTAATAATGCTTGACCGCCTTTACTTCCAGATACGTTTACTTTATGTCCGTATGAATATGCTCCAGGGCGGCTAATTATACTAGCTTCTCTTATTTCTTCAAATCGCATTTTGTATTCCTACTAATTTATAGTATTTATGCGATCTTTGGAAACAACATATCTCTACAGAATATTTCTACATCTTCTTCAGGTAAGCCCAACGACTTCATTACGGCGGGTGTATGAGGGTTTTGCTGCTGATTATGACAATAATAATCTTGTGCAGCTTGCACTAAATTTTTGTCCCCATAACCATTAAATTGCGGAACTTCTTCAAACCAAGCACGTAGATTAGACAAAGCAATATCTATAATAGGTCCTGCTTCATCTTCTTTGACATTGCCGGCGGCAAGCATTTTATCTGTAAAAATGTTTTGTGCCCATTCTGGTAGTTCACGTTGTTTCTTAGGAATGAAGTCTTCTACACTTTCTTTATATCCATCGATCATTGGATGGTCGAAAGTAGCACTTGGTGAAAAGTCGTGAAAGGCTCCTGTCATTTTGTTTTTGCCTGCAATAACATCAAAGCCGTATATAGGCGCATCGTTGTGTAGTACAGGAAAACAACATACGTGCATCATCCACAGGCCTTTAGTCTCACGAGCATCTACAACATCAATATGAGCACGGCGAACGCTATCATTACTCCATACCCTATTAACCCAACCGTTATCTGGTTGATTGAATTCTGAAAGTCCTGGCTCTTCAATTTCTTTTGCATATTCATCAAAAATGTCAAGTATTTCCTCCTTACAATCTATTAGTTTATTCCATATTGCACTCATTCTATACCTCTAAATCGTAGTAAAAATAATTAAGTCCGTTATCGTTTGCAGTGACAAGCCATTCGCCTCTGTATATTATACCGCTGGTACTACTTGTCGTTCCTGTATACACTTTTCCATCTATTGTATTACAATTATCAACAGTAAGAATTGGTACACCGTATCGGGCGGCCATCCATAAGTGTATATCCCCGTATTCTTTAATTTTTTGATTGCTCTTCTCGTCGCCTGCTTTTTCAGCTCTAAATCCATTTGTACTATGACAAATAAAATCTACATTATTGTCTGCATAATATTGCAAATTTTCGTTAGCAATTACTTTTTGATTTAGTTCACCCCATAAATCATTACAGACAAAACTACCCACACTAAAATCGTAACGACCATTTGCATTTATACCCTCAAAATTTGTAATTACAGAACTCTGTCCTGGATAACATTCATCTGCGGGTATAACCATTTGCTTACTATAAGTTCCTGCAGGCTGTCCTGCATCATTGTAATATTTTATTTGACTTTGTTTCACTAAGCCAAAATCTACAGGTTGAATATAAAGTGTTGGCAAACCTATACTTACACCTGCAGATGTTGCTGCTCTTACAACATTACTAAGATGGAATTCAATGTCTTCTTCAAATATATCTCGAAATGGTCTTAAATATCCACTAAGGGCGCCTTCAGGAAATAAAATAAAATCTACTTTATTGTCTGATGCCCATTCTAAAGCTGTTAGTATTTGACTTACATTTTTTTTTACATTATTTGTAACAGGAATTTGTGCGCCAGCTATTCTCATTTTACATCTATCATTTGTTGAAATAATTTTGTAGCAAAATCAAAACATATTTTTGCTTCATCTGCCATAGAATCGTTGCAACGAGATCTAATCGATTCTTTTAGACTATCGACATCTGTTTCAAATTGATATAAACGACCTTCGCCAGGAACTTTTTTTGAAATCATTTGTCCGCCGCTTGCATCTCCCATATGCCTAACGTAAATATGGGCCATTAATTTATCTGGATCGTCTTTTATAGACATAAGATGATCCATATAGTCTTTGACAACCGGAAGTAACGGAGGTTGATTCGGATTCGTTTCGCCCCATAGTTCTTGATAGTCTTGGTGTATTGCGGGTGCTCTTCTTGTGTCTAACAGATTGTGTAACATACTTAAAGTTTCTAATAAATTATACTGGGGGTGCAGATTAAAAAGAAATGTAGCATATCTTTCATTTGATATGTCACCGCTCATTAGTTCTTTTACAAACTCTTGGCGTTCTGCATTTTTATGATGTTCCCAAGTTAATTCTTTTAGACTCATTCTTCTTCTACTCTTACCTGAAGTGGAAATCCGTGTGATCTACTTGCATTAGTAGCTTCTAAGGATTTAGTTTCTGCTATTTCGTACTTATACGTGCCTACGATGGCTGAGCCTTCATTATGAATTTGCATACATAAATTTTCTGCACCTGATTGGCTATGCTTAAAGATTTCCTGTAAAACACCAATTACCCATTCCATTGGTGTAGCATCGTCATTGAGCATAATAACATTATATAGTGAAGGCTCTTTAATTTCTTTTTTGATTTTTTCGTCAATAATGACATCTTGTGTAGTATTAGTATTCATTTTATCTCCTTTAAAGATGGGGGAGTATAAAAACTCCCCCTAGACAGATTACTTGCTGTCTAATTCGCCTTCGATATAAGAATTATCTTGAATCTTAATTTTCTTAGGCTGTAGTTCTTCTGGAACTTCACGCTTCAAGTGGATGTTTAGCATACCTAATTCAAGATTTGCACAATGCACTTCTACGTGATCAGCAAGTGTAAACTCTCTACGGAAGTTGCGTCCGCCGATTCCTTTGTGTAGGTAGTTTACTGTTTCATCGCCTTTCGGAGATGTACCTTCTACTCTCAAAATGTTACCATCTTTGGTTACATCTAAGTTATCCATACCAAAGCCTGCAACCGCAAGAGAGATCATATACTCGTCTTCGTTGATTTGTGCAATGTTGTATGGAGGGTAACCATTTGATGCGCTATTTGCAAAACGTGCTTCCATTTCATCAAATAGTCTATCAAAGCCAATAGTTGCTCTGTGAAAGTTAGGTAGGTCTAGAGTTGTTAGTCTTGTCATTTTGTTTCTCCTTTAATAAGCAAGATTAATGTAAGGACCCTTTCGGCGTCCAAGTTTATTTATCATTTGCCAATCGTACTCGATTCATAAATTGCATTATGAGTTTGAGTACAACGAACAAATGTTGTACACTTTGACAAGTGCTTCAATCGCACTGCCCCAGCATATGTGCAGGTGGATCTAACACCCCCGAGGATCTCTTGTACAGTATCTGCTACGGATCCTTTGTAAGGTACTAGAACCGTCCTGCCTTCTGACGAGCGATAATCTTTCAACCCGCCAAAATGCTTTTCGTTTGCGCTTTTACTACTCATACCGTAGAATTGCACAAACTTCTTTTCTTCATAAACGGACTCAAAGAATCCGTCATCTGTTTTAGTCACTTCATTAGTTTCGTAAGTCTTAGTGATTACTTCGCCGCCACCTTCATCGTGTCCGGCAAGCATACCACCAAGCATCACAAAGTCAGCACCTGCTGCAAATGCTTTTGCTACATCGCCTGGAGTTGTACAACCACCATCAGCGATAATATGCCCGCCAAGCCCGTGAGCAGCATCCGCACACTCAATGACTGCGGATAGTTGCGGATAACCAACACCAGTTTGTATACGTGTCGTACAGACCGACCCAGGGCCAATCCCAACTTTAATAATATCTGCTCCAGCAAGAATAAGTTCCTCCGTCATTTCGCCTGTAACAACGTTACCTGCAATGATTACAATGTGTGGATAACGCTGTCTAAAATTGCGCACAAATTCAGCAAAACGTTCTGAATATCCGTTAGCAACATCAATGCAAACATACTTTAGATTACTGTCTGCTTGTTCATATACATCGCGGAACTTCATTTCGTCTTTGTCTGTAATACCAATGCTCATAGCAACATAGTTGGTACGATTGTAGTCGTCAGTATCAAAGAAGTTTACTAGTTCGTTTACACTATAAGTTTTAACTAGACAAGTAAAAATACCTTCTCTAGCAAGACTGTCAGCCATTTCAAATGTGCCAACACCGTCCATATTACTTGCCATAATAGGAACTCCTCGCCAATGACGATGTTCTATATTATCTGGAAAGTCTGGTTCATAGTTACGGAATGTGTAACCACGTTCTAGATCAACTTCTTTGCGACTGCCAAGTGTTGAACGCTTAGGACGAATCAAAACGTCCTTATAGTCTAGTTTTACATCTTCTTCGAGACGCATTTTCTAGTATCCTCTTTCCTGTTCTTGTTTACGTAGTTTTTTCAACCAACGTGCTCTGCCTGCAGCTTTTGCTTTCTTCCTTTTTAAGCTAGGTTTAGTATAAAATTCTCTTTCACGTAGTTCTTGAAGTATACCAGCTTCTTGAACTTTCTTTTTAAATTTACGTAATGCAAAATTAAAGTCTCCATTACGTACTTCAACACTGAGTCCTTTGACATTGTGATCTTGATTGTTGAAATTCTTATTACGTTTCAATTGTACCTCCTAGGTTCGATAAGAAATCTAGCGTATAATTTCTATTTTTACTAATATGATTATACACTGTATCTTGGCTGTTTGTCAACCAATAAGTTTTAGGTTTTGCAATAAAGTATCCAAGCAAATCTCTTATATGAGGACTTACGTAATCAACGTCTATAATTGCTAAATCGCATACGCCAAAAACATTAAGTAGCCATTCAACTTCTTTGTCATTATATTCTGGCTTGTCATAGATGTAAACATTGATGTCAAAATCTATTTTGCCAAGAAAATCATATTGCAGTGATTTTTGTGTATCAGCAGAAGGATACATCAAAAGCATTTGATAATTATCATCCCTAAGAATATCAAACGGCGTGATAAGTTGTACTTTAGTCAATATTAAGACTCTTTGTTAATTTTATTAAAGATTGTGTTTTCTGATTGTTCAGCATTTTGCGAATAACCTTCTTGCTCTTTGTAGTTATCGCTTGTCGAAGTGTCTTCCCAAGGAAGTGAATCAATTAAACCCTTCACATACAGATTTTTATACCTTTTTAGTGTATCGTTAGGATGTTGTTCCTTCCAGGCTGTTTTGCTTGCTTGAAACTGTTCGTCTTTTTCCTTTTCTTCGTACTCAAGTTCTCTTTTAATTTCTTCAGGGTGTTTAATTTTTTTAGAAACTACTTCGTCGTGTTCGTCTTTGTAGAAGAACTTGTTTCTTGTTGGCGTCCATCCTTCAGGACGGTCCTCATCAGTCTGTACTTCAGGCTGTTCCATTGTTGTATTTGGAACATCTGTGTCGGTAATATCATCTTCTGATACCACGTCTCCCAAATCTGCATCTGTTGTAGTAGTAGGTTCTGTATCATCTACTCTTTCTCCTTCGTCCACTCTGTTGGAAGTGTCTCCTCCATCATTTGTGGCTCTATCATCGGTAGTATCTCTGCCAACCTCGACGGTGTCATCGGCGGCTGAACTTTCTGTGTTGGAGTCTCCTCTGCTTTCTCTTCCGGTTCTGTCTTCTTCTGTCCTATCTGATTGTTCATCATTAGGTCTATCAGGTGTTTCATTTAATTTCTCCTCTTCCGCAGGCGGCGTAGGATCGTCAATATCAAAACCAGGGTTGTCATTGATTTTCTGCGCTCTTAGTCTTTCATATTCTGCCCAGTCGAGCCGATGTCCCTCCTTCTGATCGTCTTTACGTTTGCGATGTAGTTCAAACGTATATTGACTTGCGATCAAAAGTAACACGGCCAATGGGTCAAAAACAAAGATGATAACTAGTATCACCCAGCGGACTGCTTCTTCTAGTAGGTCTTGGTCTGCTTTCTCTCCGTAAACAAACTCAGCCAAATATTTTACTGGACCTACTTCAGCTTCTAATTTTCTATATTCTGCTTCTAAGGCATATTTTTCTTCTGTAAGTGTATCAATTTCTGTGTTAGCATTTTTTATTCTAGCGTTTTGTTCTTCGATTGCAGCATCTATTTCAGCTGCCTTATCTTCTTGTGCTAGTTGCGCTCTTAGTCGTTCAATTAATGCTTGTGACTGTGCAACCTGCGATTCTGCACTTTCACGTAGTCTTTGTATTTCATCTCTTGCTGTTTGGATTGCAGGTGATTCAGTTCCTCGAACATTGTCTATTTGTGCAAGAATTTCAAGTTCTCTATCCTTAATAGCATCTGTTTGTTCACCTCGTATACGGGAAACAAGCATACCTAGTCTATCACGTTCGTCTGCCAAGGCATCTTGCGCTTCTTTACGTAAATTACTAATTTGAGAATTTATATCTGTGATTCTAACACGCTGTTGTTCAATCCAAGCATTTACTGCTCTGCGTGTGTTGTTACCTACAAATCCGTCAGGGTTTGAACCTATTGTTTGTTGTGCTTGTCTAATCTGTTCACGTTCGCCGCTTGCAATTTGTCCTTGTACTTTGACTATACTTTCTTCAATCTGTGCAATTTGTGCAAGCAGAGGATCTACAGCACTAGTATCTACTACCAAGGCACTGATTCTGTCTTCATACTGGTTTGCTTGCTCATTAAGCCTACGTAGTTCTTCAGATAAATTAGATAGTTGATCCTCATAAGGTTTTGTTCTAGTCGCATCAGTTTCACGAGCATCAGCTATAATTTGATTTTGTTGATCAATAGCAGGCTGTATGCGTTCGAATGCTTTATCTATACGTTCCTGCTCTTTATCAATTTGTGCTTGTATATTCGCATCTGCACCTACACCGTTAGATTGTAGATCTTCAATACGTTCTTGTGCTCTTACAACAATACCTTCTTGACGTGCAATCTCTGTTGTAAGCCTTTCAACTTGTGCAACACTTTCTTGGCTTGCACTTGTTTGTTCAATGTGTGCTTTAGATAAGAAACCAAATATGCCCATTGAAGTAATAAACATCAAAACAAGCACCGCAACTGTAAGATAAGTTTTTAACCACCAAGTTGCTTGCTGCCAATATCTGTGTAGCCATACAGCAGTTACAAGTTTACCAACTTCTAACACACTGCCCATAATAATAATAGGTATAGCAGCCGCAGCAAAAATAGCCACAAGGCCTGCTACAGAATAATATATTGCCACAGCACTAATAGATAGTGCTGTCAGCATTGTAAGTAATGCAAATATCATATAATATTTAACCCCATATGATCTCCAAATTAAACTGTAATTTAATCATTCCACCTATAATAGATATGATCTCCTATACGGCCAATGAGTTGAAATCCCCGTGCCCAACTTGGCGCAACATAAGTTGCGTGATAATGTGTAGACCCTTCAGTAATACCTCTAAAGTCACCATAGTTCACAATCATATATGCTGTTTGTTGTGCTTTGCGCCACGCATCTGTGTCTTTTGGATCGTCTGATTTACCATCACAATACCAACTAAACTGACATTGATTTCGGATAGGAACAGGCTCCCCTGTTTTCCAGCTAGGTTTATGGCGTCCATCGTACACAACATTACATACCGAATTCGGATATCTACTGTCATCTACTCGATTAAGAACAACATCAGCTACAGCAACCTGATCTGCAAAATTAGATCCTCGTGCTTCGTGGTAAATGTTAAGAGCTAGACAATATTCCTCTGGATGCGCATCTTTTGTAAAAAGTTCTTGAGCATTTGCCGTAGCGGCAACAAACAACATTACTGTTGTCAAAATTAGATGTTTCATTGATTTATCCCCTCACGTTATTTACCGGCGCATTCTTGCAAGATCTTTTGCTTCATTAGTACCTCGCATAATAGGTACAGCATTAGATTTGTGCATAGTGCCAATGCCAACGATAAGGTCTCCTGTATATTGTTGTGATTCTTTACGAGGTGCAAATCCTGCAATGTTATTAGATAGGCTAGGATATTGCTTGGTTTCGCGATGTACGGTAGGTTTTGGTTTGTATGTTTCAAACTCTTTTTTGCGTGGTTTGTGTTCGCCGCGAAGGTACGAAAGATACTGTTCGAACTGCTCGAACTGTGCCGAATGACAGTTTTGTTGCCGCATACGTTTGTTGTATGCTCGCCATTCTTGTTCTAGTTTAAGTCTTTGATTGTTGGTTAGTTTCTTAGGCTTACGCTTCTTGTAGTTGGTCGTAGTCATATACGGCCCTACTAAATGCATCGTCATAATAAAACTCCTGCTATTTTGTTAATAGTGTTACTATTATAGCAGGAGTTTGAGGGGTTGTCAACTGTTTTTCTTTCCTTCCATTAGAGCGACTGCTGCATCGTAATCTTCTTGTGCAATAACACCTTCACGCAACAACTTCTGTCTATTTGCCTCGTGCTTTAGAGCAATCTCTTCTTTTGATCCGCCAAAGTATGCTACTGCGTGACCTTCTTCAATAAGGATATCTGTAACACGCTCTGCTGGTTGTCCTTCATAGCGTTCTACTTTGAAGTCGCCTAAGATACGTCCGAACTTGCCTTTCATATCTTCGCCTTTTTTGTTTTCAGTTGTAATTAGTTTGCCGCCATCTTGAAGGAGTTCTTTCAATCTAGCCTTTGCTGCTTCACCAAATAGATCTTCTACTTTATCTCTTGTGCGTGATTCAGGAGTATCTATCCCCATAATTCGAACACGTTCATCTCTCAGTGTTACACCAAATCCTAAGTCAATATCTACGTCAACAGTGTCACCGTCGACTACCTTAATAACTGTGACGTCATATTCATTTTGTTGCATTTTTGCCCTCTCTTGTTAATGCTTATTCTTGTGGCGGTTTGTTACCCCATTTGCGTTCGTATGTGTCGTCTGTTGCATACGAGTCTGCCCATTTGTTTTCTGTAAACTTTGCAAAGTCAATTAACATTAAAATTTCTTCGTAGTTTTCAGATATCCATTGTTCGTGTTCTGCAAGTTGTTCTTTCATATCTTTTAAGTCACGTGCCATATTGATTTCATCTTCAACTGCCATACGACTTGTTAGTTCACTTACTTCCCCCTTGAGTGTTTCTATTGTTTGTGCTTGTTGTGCTGTCCACCATACAAATGCACTTACTTGCATAACGATCGCTATAACAACACCTATTCCAAATTTTGCGTTCATAGGAATTCCTTTACAGTTATATACTACGTTATTTAGTCAAGACTAAAGGGCGATGTTGCCACCGCCCTTTTACACTGTTTCTTCTATGTGTTTTTCTTAGAAACTAAAACCAACTGTTACACTTGGAGTAAACTCTTCTGAGTCTAGGTTGTAGTTTAGTTCTGTACCTAGTTCTAAACCTGAAACTGTACGACCGTATGAAGCACCTACGTTCTGTAGCACATCATCTGCATCACCGTTTGCATATGCTGTTAGACCCATCATAGAACCATCAACTTCAAAAGCAATTTGCTCGTCTGCTGAACCGTATGTTAATGTTGAACCTAGCATAATGTTTGCAACTTCAACTCCGTCAGCACGACCACCTAGTGTCCAGTTTTCTGTGTCTAGGTTGTAGTCACCACTTGCTGTGATTGATGCAAATCCTGTTCCCATTGTGTAAGCACCTTGAACATTTGAAATGTCTGAGATATCTGCATTCCAATCTGTTAAGCCTACTGCAACTTGTGCATCGCCTACAGATACTTTAAGTGATTCTTCCATTGCTGGCGCTGCTAATGTTGCACCGTTTTCGCCTTCAACAAATACACCGTCTTGGTCACCAAATGATAGTGTTGCTCCTGCAACATCTGCACCAATTTGCCATTGGTCTAGTGTAAAAGTACCACCGTCTACTGATTCAACATTGAATGAACCAAATGCAACATTACCTGCACTTAGGCCTGCACCTAGTGTAAGAGTTGCTTCTTTGTCACTGTTGATTTCAACTTCCATTGAGCCAGTTAGCATTGCACCTACCGGCATTGGATTAACAGTGTCTGCGTTTGCTACAGTCGCGGCCATTGCTGCGGCTGCTGCTAAAATAAATACATTGCGCATTAATTTACCTTTCTTTTTATTTTTGTTATTGCGTAAAAAAGGGCAAGTGATCAGCTTGCCCTTTTGACTTTTTATTTACATATTTTTAGATGTGTATAACCTAAATAAGAACTATTCTTGATTATAATAGCATTAAGTGTTGTATCTGTGCAACACTAGGATAGGTTAGCTAAAAGCTCTTTTAGTTTTTTCTTAGACTTGCCTTTTACCTTAGCACCTGAGATATCGTTATCGCCATCACCTACAACTACAATGGCAATCATACCCATTGACTTGTGTGGTGTGCATTGATACAAATAAACACCCGGTGTATCAAATGTGTAGGCATATTCTTTGCCTTGTTTTGATTTCTTTGGTGCTTCCCAACCATCTGGGCCCGCGATAAATTCTACATTGTGACCTTTACTTTTTGGTAGCCAAGTAATGGTGTCACCTACATCAATACGTGCAATGTCTTCTGAATACACCATCTTAGCACCGTCGTCACGTTTGTTCAACATATCGATTGAGATATCTGCTGCCAACGCTCCTGTGGCCATTGCAAAAATTAGTCCTAGTGTAGTTAAAAAAATCCGCATCTTATCCTCCTACATAGATTGCGTTGTTTGGACGATACCAGTTCTTCTGGTTGTGAATTCGTCCTAATAAATCCCTTATCTCTGCTGCTTCTGTTTGCAAGATTTCAGGATCTTCTCCGTCAAGTATCCGCTGACTTCTGCGCATAACTTTATTGTTTAGTGCTTCTTCGATAATACGAATGTCCTTTACGCTAAGTTCAAACTTTAAATTAGGTTTCATAATGCCCTCCATATTACTTTAGCATACTGTGCATCTAGATCGTCCCTAAAATCTATTGCATCTAATACATTATCAAATATTTTTTTGACAGTTTTGTCTCTAAATATACCGATAACTTCTATCATTTTTTTACGCTCAAATTACTTGGGCTATACTGTTCGCCGTTATAGCCACTTCCTGTTGCGTTCGGTCCTGTTTCTACGCCGCTGTTGCAAGCAAATACAACAACACATAAAAAGAATGCGCTCCATAGTGTAGCTCGTTTGCTCCAAAGGATAAACCCATCCATTGCTTGTTCTGCTTGTTTTTGTGCGGCTGCTCTTACATCATCACTCATTGACATAGATCCTCATACTTTGTTGTATGAGCTCTGTGTAGCACACCGTTTGGGGTTTCTATTTTGAAAAGGTTTAAAAAGAATTTTAACATCCGTGTCTCCTATGTGTGTAATAATATATAGCACGGATTGTAAGAGAAGTCAACAACTAAAGGTGCGCTAAAATGTAGCAGGCCCGTTCTGTTGCCCGGTGGAGCCTATACCGCGAACTTGCCCTTAGGCTGCTTCTAAGACTTCTGCGTCAAAGAAAAGTTCAGGTTTAAAATTGCTGTTTGCAATTATTGTGTTTGCTGATTTACGGTCTCGCCTACCGGTAACTCCACGTTCTCTATTACGCCTGTCGATTCCCGGAACACCCCCATAGAAGTTTATTGGTGGAGGTGGGGAGATTCGAACTCCCGTCCAGTTCGTCGTTGATTGGCTTCAACGTTACAGTTTATTTATACTACCACTTGGCTACACTTGTCAACCGTTTTTGTGAACGGACAGCATCCATAATACGAAGTATTTGTTTCTTTTTATTACCAGGACGGTCATAGTGATTTTTTGCAGCCCAGGTTTGATCTGCTTCTAGTTGTTGAGCAAACTTTTCACCTAATATTTTTTCTAAGTAGCACAAATCATCAGTGCTGAGTTCATCAAATTTTTTAGATACCATTTTGTTTTTCTTTCCAGGCTTGTTCGAACTGTTCTGCATAGTCATACAAAGGTGCACCATTGGCACCATCATACCAAAGGCGTTTGAAATATCCTTCTGCACTTTGGACTACTGTTTCAGGAGTGGCGTCGAGATGGCCTTTAACCATATAAAATAATCTGTATTCTTCTTTAAGATCATTTCGAAGCATAACGTATTTACATTCCTTGTAAATGTAGGCGCTAACATCAATCCTTTTTTGACTTTTTCTTTGTACCATAAAAGCCTGTTGTATATTCTACATTCTCACTTCGCTTGTATGGTTCACATTCCTGTGGTTTATTAGTTTTCAACCATTCATCAATTAATTTTTGTGATTCGGGATCTATCTTGCGTGGTACTGGATTCATTAAATTTCTTTCATAAAAAAAGGGTTGACTAAGCAACCCTTTTGATTACATTGCGTTCTTTTTATCTTGGATTTCGGCTCTACGTGTTTTTGTAAGTTTGCCTAGATCACCGAGTGCCTTACGAGCTCTAGTTGCTGCTGCTTTGACACCTTTTTCATCAAAGGTTTCGGCTTCTTTGAGATAGTTATTAAACGCTTGTACGATTTCTTCGTGTAAAGTCATATTGTTCCTCCTGTTACGATTTCGTATATTTTTTTCCAATCCCATACACAAATTGCATTACCTGCATAGTCTTTGTTATGTTCGTGGTTAACTAAAATACCATTAAGACCCATACTAATACCTAGGTCAACGTTTTGAGGTTTATCTTCAATCCACCAACAATTGGAATCTCGATAACACTCAAGTGCTTCATCTTTGTCTGCACCTGTATCTAAATATACAAATTTTTCAAATACAGTAGGTCCAAACATTTCGATCAAGTTCTTTGTGCGTAAATGCTGTGCATAATAATCATCACTCAAGCTAGTTATTGCGTGAAACACAAATCCGTGTTCTTCATTCAATTTTTTAACATACTTGATAGCATCACGCAGTGGTGGAAGTTTTCTTATCCACGCACTTTCATTAAACATACGGCATAACTTTTTTGCTTCGTCTTTGGATATGCCATATTTTATATCCATATTGTAATTGCCGGGTGCTACAACTTCATAGCCGTGTTTCTTCATCCAACGTCCGTAGGCATATTCCCAATCGAATAGCACACCGTCACAATCTGTTAAAATCAATTTATTTTGCATTTTGCCTCTCTTTTGCCTTTTCTATTTTATATTGTATAATAGCACAAAATAGATATGTTGTCAACCTTTATTTGTCTGCAACAAAAACATCAGGAGAGCCTTGATTGGTGTGAGGATTGCAATGTGGGGATTCTGGACAACTACTATCAGGTGCAGCATTATCTACAGTATTGTTTACTATTAATTTATTATTAATATAAACATTTTTTGTATTAGAAGCATCTAGTTCTCCGCCGCCAGCATTATTAGGATCATTATCAACAGCGATCAACAAATTATTAGCATAGACATTATCCTGTCCTTGAACAACTGTTGTGTGTCCGCAAACACGAGCATCTGTATGTCTATGCACTGCTATTGTCATTAAGCCATTTGTATCCCAGTTGTGCTGCTAACGTACTGTTTCGCCATTTCTGAATCTGTTTTATGCACTACCAGCACTGCACTTTTATTTATTTCTACTTTTGCATCAGGATTGATTGTAAAAGTAAATGGTCCTAATCCAATGCCTTGTTGTGTTGCCATAATAGCCATAGGCTTTTGCACTGTAATAAAATTGCTGTCTTCCTCTATGAAACGAGCAACAAGTTCTTCACCTGCTGTTGTTTTTATAGTGATAGTGTCTTGAGATTTGTATGGTGTTTCTAATAACATAAATTATTTTACCTAACTAAGTGAATGTCCTGTTCCATTATAGGCTGTGTCTTCTAATTCTTGTTGTAAATTTTCGAAGCCGCCTATCTTTTTTCCGTTCATAATAATTTGCGGGAAAGTTCTAGCACCCGGAAAAGTTTCTAGAATTTTATCTCTATCAAAATCAGTGCCTAACTGCAAATATTCAAAAGCAATATTTCTGTTAAGCAAAAGTTGTTTGGCCTTTTCGCAAGAAGGACAAGCAGGCTTGCCCCAAATTTGTATTGTCATAGTGAAAATCCTTTCAGTTTGTCCTTATCAACATCTTGTTTGATACCGCCAACAATATAACTTTCAACTTCAGTTTCTTGTGGAGCAACCTGTAATCCTGATGAACTTAACCAATGAGTTGTCCAAGGTAGCGGATTTGTATTGACGGGCTGATCGAATATTGCCTGGAAGCCTAATGCTTTTAGTCTGCGGTTGGCAATGTACTCAACATACTGATGTAGTAGTTGTGTGTTCAATCCGATCATTGAACCATTTTGAAACAGATACTCTGCCCAATCTTTTTCTTCTGCAACACACTCACGCCACAAGTCATAAACTTCTTCTTCGCAATCTTTAGCAATTTTAGCCATTTCAGGATCGTCTTTGCCTTGTGCCCAAAGTTTAAGAACGTGTGTGCTAAGTGCCAAATGCTGTGCTTCGTCTCTAGCGATAAGTGAAATAATCTTAGCCGAGCCTTCCATTAGCTTCAGTTCACCAAATCCAAACGTACAAGCAAAACTTACATAGAAACGTAAACCTTCAAGAATGTTTACAGTCATCATTGCAAGATACATTTTCTTCTTAACATCACGTATACTACCTTCACCGCGATGGAAATATGCATCTGCCGCTTCGTTAAATGCATCATAATGTTTAGTTACGCTGGTCGCTCTTGCAATGATTTTTTCGTCGTCTAAGATTGTATCAAATACTTCGCTTGGATCAGGATACACATTTTTCATAATGTGTGTATAAGACCGACTGTGAATAGTTTCAAAGAAGTCCCAAGTAACAATGCAACCTTCTAGTTCTGGTAAACTTACGTGCGGCAAAAATGCTAGGCACGGACCACGTCCTTGTACACTGTCTAGCAGTGTTTGATATTTAAGATTCGAAGTAAAGATGTGCTTCTGCTCAGGTCGGAAGTTTTGATAATCCGCTCTATCCTTTTGTAATGATACTTCTTCTGGACGCCAGAAATATCCTAGCATCGTTTGATTTAGTTTGTCAAACACAGGAAATTTGAATGTGTCATATCTCTGTGTGTTTTGTTCTGCTCCGAAGAACATAGGCTGCTTTGTAAAGTCAACCTTTTCTTTGTTAAATACTGTCTTTGACATTTGTCATCCTATAATCATTTTTGTACTACTACTGTACATTCTTTTGTTTTATTTGTCAAGTTAAATTGCACACGCTTCACAAGCTTCTTCGTCTTGTTCGTCTAGTATAGACGGTTGTAGTGCAGTTTCTAGTTCTTCCTTTAGTTCACTTGGATCTTCTTTGTAATCGTAGGTGTTTTGATAGTAAGAAGTTTTCCAACCATACTTATATGTGTTCAACAAATCCTGTAACATTACGCTCATCGGAACTTCGTTATCAGGATACTGTGTAGGATTGTAACTCCAATTGCCGCTAATTGCTTGATCAAAAAACTTTTGCATTACAGCAACTACATTAATATAACCTTCATTGCTTGGCATATCCCAAAGCAGTGTGTAAGAGTTTTTTAATGTTTGGAACTGTGGAACAATTTGCTTAAGAGGCCCTTTTTTGGACTTCTTAACGGACAAGTATCCGCGTGGTGGTTCGATTCCGTTAGTTGCGTTCGACACAACGGAACTGCTTTCTGATGGCATCTGAGCGGACAATGTCGAATGTCGAAGGCCGTGTTGTTTGATATCATTGCGTAAACCATCCCAATCATAGTTTAACTTGTTCTCCACTATTGCATCAACATCTTTCTTGTAGGTATCTATTGGAAGGATGCCGTCGCTGTATTTAGTGCGGTTAAATGCATCACAGGCGCCTCTTTCCTGCGCCAATTTGTTGCTGGCTTTAAGTAGATAGTATTGGAACGCTTCGGATAAATCGTGTACTAGTTTCCAAGCACTTTGGTCTGCGTAATTTGCTTTGTGCTTTGCAAGATAATGAGCCAATCCAATATACCCAACTCCTAACGAACGTCTTGCTTTTGTTGAAATTTCTGCTGCCTTGATTGGATAGCGTTGGTAGTCAATAATTTCTTCTAAAGCTCTTACTGCTAAATCACACAATTCTTCTAAATCGTCTAGCTCTTTGATAACACCTACATTGATTGCACTAAGAATACACAGCGCAATTTCTCCTTCTTCGTCATCAATGTGCTGTAGTGGCTTAGTGGGTAGTGTAATCTCTTGACATAAATTACTCATATACACTGGATCTTTGAACGAGCTGTGTGTATTACAGTGATCAACATTCATAATATAGATGCGTCCTGTTTCTGCACGTTCTTTAATTAGAGCAGAAAACAATTCCATTGCATCAATCTTCTTTTTCTTAATGCTTGTGGCACGCTCATATTTTTCATATAGTTCTTTAAACTCATCTGGATCACCAAAGTATGCTTCGTATAATCCTGGAACATCGTGAGGTGAGAAAAGAGTTATTTCGTCTCCAGCAAGTAGACGTTCATACATTGTCTTATTAAGTTGTATTGAGTAGTCTAGTTTACGTACACGGTTGTCTTCTGTACCTTTGTTGTTTTTCAATACTAGAATGTCTTCAATCTCTTGATGCCAAAACGGGAAGTGTGTAGTAGCTGAGCCACCTCTTACTCCGTTTTGTGTGCAACATCTGACTGTTGCTTCGAACTTTTTGAGGAACGGGACGATTCCTGTATGTGCAACTTCGCCTCCTCTAATTTTTGAATTAACTCCTCTGATGCGCCCTGCGTTAATGCCGATGCCAGCTCTCTGCGCTGTGTAACGTCCAATAGACATATCACTGGCAAAAATGGAATCAAGGGTGTCGTCTGAATCAACAAGGACGCAACTTGCAAATTGTCTAACGGGTGTTCTGACTCCTGCCATAACCGGCGTTGGAATGTTGATTCTAAAAAGTGAGGTCGCATCGTAGTATCTCCTTACGTAGTGCATACGGCTTTCTTTTGGATAACCTGCAAATAAAGTTGCAGCAATCATCATATACATAAATTGAGGCGTTTCAAATATTTCACCTGTTGACCTATCTTGACACAGGTACTTGTCTACAACCTGACGTAATCCTGCGTAGGTAAAGTTTTCATCTCTTTTGTGGTGAATATAGCTGTCTAATCGTTCTATTTCTTCATCAGAATATACATCTAAGATACCCGGATCATACACGCCTCTATCAATATTCTTTTCAATCATTTCTTTAAGAGATATACTTTCATAGCGACCAAATACTTGTTTATTTGTACCATAAGAAAGTAAACGTGCTGCGGCATATTGGTAATTCGGATTGTCTAAGGAAATTAAATCATTAGCAGAACGTATAAGAACTTCTTGAATTTCGTGAGTTGCCATTCCGTCATAAAATTGAATGTTTGCATTCATCTCAATTAAACTGCTGCTTACTCCGGCTAGACCCTCACAAGCGTGTTCGACTACTTTATGTATTTTATCGATATTCAAGTGTTCTTTTGTACCGTCACGTTTGACGATCATTGTTCCGTTAGACATTTTATTCCTCTTTTCTTTTCATATTTGGTATTTATTGAAGTGTTGGCATCTTATATTCAATCTCTGAGTAGGCAGTACGAGGTATATCGTTTTTATGAACATAAGTGTCTCCGTTGAATCCGATCACAACACTGTTAACATATAGTAGATAATATGTGCTACACTTTGCGTTGTCTCGTACAATATGTATCTCATACGAGTCTTGGGAAAAAACGTCTGATAATTGCAAGGTGTAACAAATTGCTAAAATCTTAACGAAGGGACAATAATTATTTTCCTTCAAAAGCTCCCAAGGATCAGGCCAGGTGCTTTGGCTATAAGGATCTGTTGCTATCGTAACTAAAGGTGCTTTGTTATACAGGTCTATTACATCCTGCATCGGGTCAAGAGAAGTCTCTAAACTTTTACGAAAGTCACTCCAGTATTGCAATCTTTCTTCGTATTTTAGGTTAAACATCTACCTACTGTTTTATTGTTACTTTATAGGAGAAACTTGCTGAGTCTCCACTAGTAGAGTTTAACATAGTCAGGGCGGCTGTGTCAACCGTTCCGTCACTATTTTCGTCATAAAGTTCTGCATTAAATTGCAAATTTTCATCAAATGCAGAGTCTCCGACATAAACATATTCATCAGTGATTTGGATATCATTGTTAGCAGGATCGATCATCATTTCTATCTTTCCTGTTCTTTTTGCATTTACTGCATCACTTGTGTAGATGTAATCGATTAGATAGCTTTTTGCAGTATCTGCTGAAAATCTTAATGTCTTTTCAAATGCACTATTGTTGCCTATTGTAATAGTTGCAGGAAATCCTGATACACTAATATTTGTACCTGTTATTTCAGGAATATATGGATAGTTAATAAAATATAATGGATTTATAGATAGCTGTGCAGTTCTGACAAACTGATCATTATCCGAAGTATTATTCGGCTTATTGAAATTTATAATAGATGTTTGAGCATTGCCATCTGTACCACCGTGGTTACCTACATTTTTAAATATATTGTTTTGGCTTAGATTAAAGAAACCTTCAACAATGTTGATACCTTCGCGGTAAACATTATCAAAAACACAATTTGAAATTTTATTATTAGACGGTCCTGTAGTTTGTCCTGTAGTACCTAATGTTGTTCCATAGCCAAAGTAAATTCCTATATCTACATTATTGAAACGTATGTTATCAAATATATTTTCCTTAATGTCAAAATCAGAATATATACCATCAGAATAATTTTCTATTTCAATTCTCTCAAAAACATTATTGTTACAACTAACAAGCGTACTTAATGATTGTAATTTAATAGCTTGGTTTAATCTAACAGCATCTCCAAAGTCCCAAGTACCCATAAATTTTAGATCTGTGAACTTACTTTCTTTACAACTTTGTAAAAGCAAACCGATTGCGTTTGCACTCTGTATTGTCATACCACTTAATTCAATTTCACGGGCTTGGTTTGCTGTTGTGCTTGTCGCATCATTTGCTGGTGCACCCGGGGTGCTTTCGTCATTTACAGTTTCAAAAGCATTTACTGTGGATTGTATATAAGTTTTGTCTATGCCTGCGCCTCTTATTGTTGCAAAAGGCGGCAAATACAAAGTTCTAGAAATTTGATATATTCCTGGCTCTAGGTGTAATACGACCCTTGATGAAGGTGTACCTTTATTTGCTGCATTTAGATATAATTGATCTATTGCTCTTTGTAAAGCATCTGTTTGGTCACTTCCGTCACCTGCTGCTCCAAATGCTTTTACACTTACAATATCATCTAGTCTATCTTGTAGTGTGCGAAGCACAGGAGAGTTTACAGTATCTCCTGTTTGCACATAACCGTCGACGCTTTTATAAGAATACGTGTTTGCAAATTGGAATAAATTATCGTGCTCACTTAATAGTTTTGTATTTCCTACATAAGGTGAACCTTCTGATACCGCTCCATTACCTATGTATAATTCTTGTGAATCTATTGACCAGCCAAACTCGCCTGATGCAAGTTGTGGTAAATCAGTCTTTTGACCTCTGCGAATTTGTATTCTTGATATTGATACGACAGCCACTTGTGTCTCCTACATATTAATTATATGTATTTATTCAATCGATCACTTCTTCTTTGATATACCGTGCCTTAGATTGTATTGGTTTTAGTTTGTGATTATCAATTTTTTCACGTTCGTTATGTACTAAACTTACATCAAATCTAATTCTATTCAAAGAATATGCTGTATCAGACCATTGTCTATCACCAGCTGATTTTGTTTGTTGATCACGTGTAACTTCAAAACAGGCCAGTAAAGAATTAGAATGGAATATACCATTCCTACCGTATGACATTAAATCATCGTATCTACCACAGATATCATTCCATCCGTGTCCGAATTCTGGAAAAATATATCCTGTTGCCTGCCAAGCTTGATTTTCTGGTCCGTGAGCAAGTCCTACCGAGTGTCCTATTTCGTGTAAATCTGTATAGATATCACACCTACTCATAGAAGCAGGAGGCTTACCTTCTCTAAAAGTTGTGTTAACATTTGCAACACCGCAGGTATCAGGGTATGATGTGCCGTATCCTAATACAATATCAACCGGTAAACCTGTAGTAATATTTTCTAACTGTCTAGTCCTATGCCAGTGCCCTATATATACTTTTGTTAGTTTAAATTCAATATGCACTCCGGAGTTTGCATATATTTCATTATACTGCTGCACCTTTCTTTCCCATTTTTTCCACTGTGAAGAATCTGATGCATATTCGTCCAAAATTTCTACAGGTACATCTTCTCCATATTTATAATGAGATGCATATTCCACGATGCCTAATTCCCAGGTAACAAGTGTAGTGTCATCTTCTCCATAATAAATGAAATTCTGGCGGCTTCTGTTTTCATAGCCTACACAGTCTACTCTGTCATAAGTTTCACATACAGGTTCTGGATCAATTGTATATTGTATTTCTTGTCTGCCTAGCGTGAATATTCCTGTACCAACTTCACCGTCGCCGTAAATTTCTACAGTATCTCTCCCTACTCTTATTGCTTTACCAATAGTTGTACTATGATGGACCATACCCCAAGGTTCGTCGCGGCCTAGCATATCAATATATTCTACATCAATTATTGCAGGTTTAAATCTGTCGCCTATTGCTTGTTCTATTTTTAAGGTTAGTGTTCTATCAAACCCACATTTCCAAGATCTTCTATCTTTTGTTGAGTAACGATTGCCTTGTTCGTCTTCGTAAATAAACCACTGAACACCAGGATAGTCTTTACTGCAACCAGTTTTTATAAGTTTATCACCATACGCGGCACCTGTCCAAAAACCTACAACAAAAAATGTTAAAAATAAAAATAATTTACGCATACCTTTCATAATAATCATACACTCTATTCCACCATTCTTTTTCCCATTCAGCAAATTCGTCTGGCCAAATATCAAACTGCTGGTATTCTCCTGCACGGCTGCACATAAAAACGTGTCCTTCACGTATGTCAGTGCCGTGTACTTCGTTGTGTGCAATAGCATAGGCGGTTAATTGTAAAAAATAATCAACTACCCATTCTTCTTTCTTGGGCTTGTTAGTTTGTTTAAAATCCATTATGCAGGGCTGGCCTTTGTAGGTGCCAACTAGATCTGTAGTACCTGCATAGATGTTTGGAACATATAAAGGAACTTCGCTGCCCCATATTTCGTCTACATCTACCATTGCTTGTTCTTTAATTTGTGTAGCCATCATATGGGCTTGTTGAGCATAAGGATTACTGCCGGGATCAGGCCAGTCACCTGTATCAATATAATCTTCTAGGTACTTGTGCATTCTAGTACCTACACCTGCTGCTTCAGTTACAATCTCTTGTGCTTTCTTTTCGCCTACACGCTTCTTCCAGGCAATAAGATGTGTTTTATCCTTTGTTGCATCAAGTATAGTAGTAACACTTGCTACAGGTGCACCACCCGGAGCAGCATATCTACGTTTACCGTCTACTTCTACTCGTTTCAAGCGTTCGTATTTAAATTTTTCAGTTATCAGACTCATTATCAATCTCTTCTATATCGCTAATATCCCAAGACTGATGAAAGGAGAAAGGATCGCTGTAAAAAGGATTTACTGTTGAGTGAGGATCTTCTATACCTTCTACACCTGTTACTTCTGGTACCATATTCCTTAGCATATTTTCCACACCATTACGAAGTGTGAAATAACTTCCGGCACAACCAGAACAGGCTCCACTCAACTCTACAATTACAATTCCTTTTTCGAAGTTTATAAAATTTATAACACCTCCGTGTTGTTCTACAACTGGAGTTACATATTCATTTAAAATTCTTACAATATGTTCTACAATCTCACTATGGGTTCGTTCAGTCATAAGACCTCCTAGTAATTACTTAGTGTAGCATCAGTGTGGAAAGTTGTCAAGTGGTTTATAGATCCTTAAGGTCAACAGCATTTTTTGCCATTTTACCTACAGTGTCGCTAGGACGACCTGGATTGCCTTTGAGATTCTTAACATCGTCTACTTCACTTGATTTAAACTCAATCTTTTCTTGATCAAAGTTTGTAACAAGTTGCTGAAGTTTTGGATCAGCATCATATGCTGCTTTAAAAACTTCGTAATTAAACTGGCCACGGCCTTGGTTTTGCATAAACTTATCTAGTTTAATCATAGATAAAGCGGCAACTCCTGCCGCTTTTTGTTGTCTTAGAACAGTATAAATGAAGTCGCTATCTACGCCTTCAGAGACTAATTCTTTTTTTTAGAACTTTCGTTCATTTGGCTCCACTGTTCATCACAGTCTGCCTTTGACATACCTAGTGCCATATACTTCTTACAGAACGCATCTTTTGACATTTTTTCAGCATCGGCCATCATTTCTTTTTTAGAAGCGCCTTCGCTGATAGGCTTGCCTTTGATGTTTTTAGACTCACGCTTTTCTCTGCCAGCTTCTTCTTCGCCACCTGCTGCTGCATCATCTGCTTCAAAGTCGTCGCCTTCTGGTTCAATGTCCATATCCATATCATCGCCGTCGACAGTTGGTTCCATATCCATATCGTCGTCGCCCATTGTATCCATTGGTTCAGCTTCGCCTGTTAATTGTCCAACACCTTGTGTTAGCGAACCACGAGTTGATTCCATTGCTGTATACATCGCTTCAAGTGCTGGCTTTACAGTGTTTGTAAATGTTTCACTTGCTTCTGAACCCATTTCATCGCGGATAGCGTCTGCTAGTTCTAGCATTGATTCTGTTTGCATTTCAGCTGTGTCTTCCATCCAACCAGTAACACGGTCGACCATATCTTTTGCTGCCATTACAAGTTCAGCTTTATCTTCTTCGCCTTCATTTACTTGTTGAATCGCTTCGTCAATTGCTATTGATACATCATCTCTTTCAGCCAGTGCAGCATTAAGAACATCAAGGAAGAGTTTGTTTTTTGAATATTCTTCTTTTTGTACTGCATCAAAACTTTCAGTAGTTTCAACATTAAAAACTCTTGTGCGAATTTTGTTTCGAGCATCTTGAAGTTGTTCTGTTGTAAATGCATCAATGTTTATTTTTGAGCCAAAGCGTTTTGCTAGACTTTCATTCAGCGATTTTGCTGTAACTGGTTTTGTAAATTCTCTAATGTTCATTATCTCTTCCCAAATGAATTGTTTATATGTTATTTATCTCTAAGAAAAAATATATCTGTCTAAAATGTTTCTTACGCGATCTGATTCTGCTAAAGCAATATCCAATCTAGTTTCCCTAATATCTCTTTTGAAGGGATCTGTTGTAGTTTTTAAACTATTTTTGTAAAAAATTGCATCATTATAATGTTTTGACATCTTTGTTTCTAATGACATTACCTTTTCTACAACATCTTTTCCTACTGCAAGATTTTTTGCTATAGCTAGAGCAGTGCTCTTAAATTCAGTTCTCACTACCTGCCTATTTTCTTTTGCATTATATATAAGATATCCTTTAGGACTTTTGCGTACTACAATATGTTTGATCCTGATGGAATTACCTTTTTGATGCGGGATTGGTACAGATTCTAAACCTTTATTGACAATTTCATCTAATTGTCTAGCAATATATTCAGAATTCATTTGGCATCACCATAACAGTTCCGTTGTGCAGTAACTTACTTATTACACTCTTACGAATAAGGTTATTGATAATGACTTGATCTCTTTCATCAAATGAACTCAAGGGTATAGGTCTAGTGATAGACTCTAACAAGGACCTTTCTTCGTTAGTAACAAATATTTCAAAACTTGTAATAAGTTCGTTTAGCTTCATTTTATTGCTGCCAATTGTTGCTGTAAATTCTTGAGTTGCATTTGGGTAGTTTTAATTTGCTGTTGGATCTGCTTTTTCATCATATTCTTTTGATTCGGATCCATACCCATTTGGTCAGGTGCGCCCATTGGTTGTTTGTTCTGACCCATTGTTTGTTGATTTTGAGGAGGATTATTTTCTAAACCTAATTCATTTATTTTCATATTCTTCCTCCTCTGCCGCTTCTAGCGCCTGTGCGCTTGCGTGGCTTGATTCTGCGCCTACCAGTATTAACTTTTGCTAATCTCTTAGTAGTAGGACTTGTTCTAAACGTTCTGGAACGTTTGATGTCAATTGTAGAGCCTTTACTTCTTCTTGTTCTCTTTAGTGTGTTACTAGCACTCATTTTTTTAGGAGCATTACAAGTTGCTGCCTTTGCAACAACCCTGCCCTTTCTTGGCCCACTTGTGCATCTATACTTTCTTGCAACGTGTCCTTTTGTACCAGACCTTTTTTTATGACCGAAGACTGTTGCTACTCCTTCTGTAATCTCGCGTAGTAACATTAACGTCTCCTTTTATTCAGAGCCTGCACTCGACGACTTGCTGGATTGATACGTTTAGTTTTACGTGCTTTTCTTGCCATCCTAGCACCTAATCTTGCTTTTGTTCTTTTGAACTGCATACGCTTTTTGATATCAGGTGCTGCAAAACATTGAGCCATTTTAGCTACTACTCTATTTTTGCGTGGGCCTGAAGCACAACGATATTTACGCACAACCTTCTTACCAGATCGAGCCCAGGTTTGACCTTCATCAAGGTCCTCTATTTGGTCAATAAAAAACTCACGTAGTAACATACAGTTATTTATGTGAGTTAGGATAGGTTTATAAGTATAACGACAATAGTTGATAGCAATCCTGCAATAATAGTGCCTGTGGCACCTATCAATACTTTTGTCATAGAAGCTTGGCCAGTTGTAATTAATTCAGCAAGGTCGTCAACTTTTTCTTCAACTTTTGTAAGTCGTCCTTCAAGAACTTCGTAACGTTGAGCGCATAGATCAACGTGAGCTTCTAAATTCTCTCTTTCTAATTGAGTTGTCGACACATCATTCTCCATAAAGTAAACTCGTAGTTAGCCTTTAAATTATTCTTTCTAATGTGCCTGGTTACTAACGTAACATTATTATTTATCATCTGAAGTAAAAACTAGATTAATATCGTCAGGATTTTTGGTATCAAATGCTTGTAGATCTAAAGAAATATTTTCATCTAAACCTGTAATAATAGGTATTAAATGAAAGTCTTCATTTAAAATGTCTACAGATAATGCACCTTCATACTCTATATCAAAACTATAACGCCAAAGTTTTGTTACTTTCTTATACTTTTTTCCAAAATTTATATCTTGCGGTATTGAATCTAGGATTTGAGGTGCTTTGATATATGTAGGATTAACTCTTAATCCTATTGTCTGTAAAACTGTGTGAAAATTTTGTTGCTGGCGTACTTTTTTTGGATCATCTCCCCTACGAGCCCGTGTTTCAGTTATATCTACTAGAGTGTATAAATCAAATCTCATATCGTATTTAAAGCCATAAAAAAAGAGCCCACATAAATGTGAGCTCTTTGATGTGCCTAAGCACGGTCCCTAAGGTAGTTAGGATTTATGGATTGCCAGTGAATGTTGCAACTGCGCTTAGTGCTTGACCTTTTACTGTCGCTGCATAAGCTGAAGCATCTGGACCGCCTTGGATAGCAAAGTGCATTACACCTGCGTTGTTTGCTGTACCTGCTACACCTGCAATTGTGTGGCCGTCTGTTTCTAGTGCTAAACGGATAGCTGTTAGAGCTGCATCGTCTGCAACTGCTGCGTCTGTTACTAGAACTGTTGTTGTTGGGCCTAGGCCGTTACCAGCTTTTGCCACTGCATTATTTGTTACTTCTGCCATTTTATTTCTCCTATATCTCTAATGGCAAAACGCACTTTCTTGCGTTTTGTATAATATTATTTATCAAATATAAGAAAAATATAGGTTTATCAGCGTTTTTTTGCTCTGGAATGTAAAGCTCTAAGATTTTGTACAAAAGCAGGACCTGCTTTTACTATATCGTCTAGCATTTCAATTGCTGGAAGATATGCATTTACCATACTTGCACTTGCTGCCTTATTATCCTTTGCAGCAGATAAGAATTTTTTAGTTAGTGCAAGATTTTTATCACCTACTAGATATCTGTACAATGCAAGATCTCCCTGACTTACAGAAACATCTGGAATACTTACTGTAGGTTCTGGATCAATGACATTTGCTTTTTCTAGATTTTTTATTGCAGCAAATTTTTCAAAGTCCTCGATAATGTCTGAACTTCTTAACTTAGCTCGTACAGCAAATATCAGTCTAGTAGCTAGTAGTCTTTTTTCTGCTTTTGTAAGTTTGCCGAAATTAGATAAGTTTCTTCTTATGGCTTTATAATCAGCATTTGTAATGCTTAAAGAACTTTCTAATTTGATAAACAGGTTTGCAACCTGCATAGGTTGTCTACCTTGTCCTAGATATTGAATGTATCTGTTCAAATCTAAAATAGGTAATTTTGTTTTTGCTTTTAATTTTTTTGCTGCACCAGGATCTTTGAGCTTTGCTTGGGCACTGTCATCACCTACAAGGAAATAGATAAAATTGTACAAGTCAGTACCCATTATACGGTAATACTTGTAAAGCTCAAAACCTGATGTTTTTTTACAATACCTTTGTACATAACCTTCAAAGTCTTTGTACTGACGCATTGTTTCTAAAGCCAACAGAGTTAAGTATAACCGTTCACAACAATCTGTATAAGTCAGCTTTCTAGAGCTGCCATTGTCTTTGGTCATTCTTGCTTCGTGTAGGTCTTTAATAAAATCCATTAGCCTCTAGCCATTTGGTCAGCTTGTCTTGCAATTTCATCATCGTCAGGCGCTGCGTCCATATCGTCATCATCTGGCTCTGCTTCTGGTTCTTCGGGCTCAGGCATTTTGACTGCTCTAGCCTGCTTTGCTTTAGCTACAATATCTTCTAGTTCTTCCTTATTAACTCCTGCTTTCTTGAGTGCTTCTGCAGGTGTTTTTGCTTGACCGTCTGGCAATTCAGCAAGCATCGTGCCTAGCATACTTGCCTTGTTCCAAACTGCATCATCTGGCCATTTTACACCCGAACTTGGCTCTAAAGAATTTGTAATTTGTCTACCTAGTCTGCGAATTTCTACAAACTTTCCTGCGCCACGATCGTAAATAGAATCACGTGGTCCTTCTGTTACTTCATTAATTTTCATTTCTATTTCCTTAATTTGGTTGCCATCTTGTACGTGGCACTAGTTTAGTTTTTGATCCAAGGGCAACGTAACCTTCGCCGCCTTTTTCGCCTTTTGTAGTTGCCTTAACGTCTGCGTCAGCATCGTCTAATTGATCTATGATATGATCCTTAACAGACATAATTTGTTTTACAAGCCCTAGTATTGCTGCTAGACCGTTCGTTTGTTTATCTAGTTCTGCTAGTTTTGCTTGCTGTCCTTGACTTACTTTTGATGTTTTCAGCCAGTCAAAAAACCCTGTTTCTAATTTATCTAACTGCCTTGCTCTAGTCATTTGATTAACATAAGTGTAAATGATTCCTGCGGGATTACTTAAACCTTTTGTTCCTTGCAGGAATGTATCTACTGCTTTAGAGCTACTTTGCACTCTTTTCCTTATGCTGTCAACCTCTTTTGTATTCACTTTAGGTTGATGTGTGACATATGTTTGTCCTAGCACTACTGCGTCTTGGGAATTAAGTTCTTTTACATCTTTAATAGGTGTGCCCGACTTGCTGCCCCACTCGTCAAACTTTGAATGGACTACTACACCGACTTTTGAACCTGCTATGCGTCCACCAAGAGGGCTTTTCGTGTCGACTGTGTATTTGACGTTGTTGGGCTCGAATTCTACTGCGCCGTCAGTAGTGCTAAAAGGTTTACGTGGACTGTATAATAGATCGCCATATACATATCCTCTAAAGTTTGGCGGTGTAGCCGCTTTCATTACGTTAAACACTTCAGACATTTCCTCACCAAAGTCTGCTCTCCAAGGTTCTTCTTCTACACCTTTACCTGAGTTTTGAATAAATTTGTTTAGGTCTTCTGCAGAAGTTGATTTATTTCTACCCCAACCATTCTTGCCTACTAGAACAAAAGTGCCGTCTGGTTCTCTACCCCAATAGATAGTTGGATTGCCGTCCCACTTGATAGCAACATCGCCTGAATCTGAACCTAGCTTTTCAAGAATGTTTGCGGCTTCTATGCCACCTTGTGACCCTTTTACAAATACAAGATCTTCTAGGTGTTGGTATTCACGACCTACTTTCGCTGCTTCTGTAATTGTATTACCTGTGTATTGAAAACTAGATCCTACAAGTTGTCTCTCGTAAGGGTGCTTGCCTCGCTTCTTTTTAGCAGGCATTGGATCCTTACCTTTGACTTGATCGGCTGCTTTGCCGCCGCCTTTTATTTCGTAAAATCTCATCTTACTAGTGTGCTCGCTAATGTTATAATTCTATTCAGCTGACGATCAGCAAGTGTTTCAGGTACTGACTTACCTTCTTTTTCCATTGCTTCTTTCCAAGGAGCAATTAGTTCTTGATAGTTAGGATCACCTTTAATCTTTGCAAGCATACTTTCTACAGTGTGCGTGTCTGCTTCAGTAGCACCTTTGCCTAATAGGACAACTGCAATATCGTTCCAGTTATCTGCAACTACTTCGTCGCCTTTGTTTGGATCAACTACACCAAATTTAGGACTAAACTTGTAGCCTCTACCTCTTGCAATACTAGACAATAGTATAGCTCTGTCCTTGCCTGAGTATTGTTCTGTGCCGCCACGTTTAGATCCACGTTGTAGGTCTGGGTTGTCTGTGAACATAAAGTCTGTTTGCACATAGCCTTCGCCGCCTTGTATAGGAGCACGGAAGTGAACTTGGTCGCCTGCATTGTGTATCCAGCCGCCTGTGAACTTGCGACCTTTGTTCATTATTTGGTCTTCTGGAATGCCTTGACTCTTGCACCACGCTGTGAGCTTTGCAATTAATTCTTCTTTGGTTACTTTGTTTGCATCTGTGTTTAGATCTAAGTCGCCTGAACTATTCTTTTCAAATGATCCGTCTGGGTCTGACTTCTTACCTGTAGTACCTAACCAATCTTCTTCATCAAAAGTCAATCCTGTAATCTTTTCAATAAACTGAATTGTTGGATGTACAGCCTTTGTCGGAATACGCTGTGTAAGCGAACCTTCTTCAGTTTTGAAAACATTACCGCCTTCTTTAAGAATCGTCATTCTTTCTACCTTCAATTATTTTGTTTATACTTCTGCGGAATTTGCGAGGATCACCTGATTTAATACTGTTAATAAAACGTCTTTCTAATTCACTTGCTGTATCAAAATCATAAGAAGAATGTATACGGCTCAATAAATTTATTGAACTTTCAATTATATTATTAGCAGTAGCTTCAATAAGATAATCTTTATCTTTGCTACCGTGAACTGTGTTCAGTTCTTCTAATATAGATCTTGTACGTTTTTTCATTTTTTCATTCCGTATAGTAGTATTGCGCATCTATTACAGTATTTAGTGTCTTACAATAATAAATATTTAAAACATTGGAGGGTAATCTATTGTCTATATCTAAAATGCGTTTTGAAGAACGCTCCTTACTATTTGCGAAACTATCACAGATAGCTTATAATAACATCAAAAAGGCAAAAACACAAGCAGAAAAACTAGGTTTTACAGAAGTAGAATTTTACAACAAAGACGGAGCTCAAGCATACCGTTTTGCTAATAAAGACGATATGGTGATTGCGTGTCGTGGTACACAACCAACAGAGTTTAACGACATTAGTGCAGATCTAAAAGCAATGCCTGTAGTAGCAGAGACCATAAGCCGTGTGCATCAAGGATTTAAATCAGAGGTAGACGAGTTATGGCCTATGGTAATGGCAGATCTAATGTCAAAACAGCCAAAACAAAAACTATGGTTCTGTGGACATTCACTAGGTGCAGCAATGGCAACTATAATGGCAAGCCGTTGTTTGTACAATAATAAAGTTCCTGATCCTGTAGAACTATACACCTACGGTTCACCAAGAGTAGGCTGGAAGAAATACTGTGTACATCTTGGTGTAGAACATCATCGTTGGGTAAACAACAATGACATAGTCACAACTGTACCCCTACGTATTATGGGGTATACACACCACGGAACAGAACACTATCTAAACGCATATGGTAATGTAAGAAAACTTACTGCTATGCAAAGGTTCAAAGATCGTATGCGTGGAATTTGGATGGGTCTAAAACACGGCGGAGTAGATAGTTTTTCAGACCATTCTATAGGCAACTACATAACCTATTTAGATCTTTATGCCAAAGGCAAGGAAAATCCACAGCACTAAGACTTACGAATACGACGATTGTATTCTAATGCTTCTTGTAGTATTGACAGCTCAACGTTATCTCGTTGGGCTGTTCTTATGAGTGCTTCTACATCTTTAGGAAAGCAATGTCCGCCGAAACCTCGTTCTTCAGTTACAACACTATGACTGTCGCCTATGCGTGGATCTATCACAGTATAGTGTGCAACTGCACCGTAGTCAACATTTAATGCTTTGCACAAATCATACAATTGATTAAAGTATGCAACCTTTAGTGCAAGGAAACTGTTGCGGGCATACTTGGCAAGTATAAGTGCTTCAGGATCGCAAACTTCTACTTTTACATCAAATATCTTTGCCCAAAAGTTACAGCCTTTGCCTCCCATTAGAATAAGTTCTTGAGAACGTAGGTCTTGTTCTGCGCTATCAGCACGTAGAAACTCAGGAGAAAATGCAATAGTTTTTTCTGGGAACGTGTCAACAAGCATCTGCCAACCTTCTACACTAATAGTTGATTTAATTAGTATAGGAACGTTAGGTGATGATTCAACAACTTCGTAAACGTGTTTCATTTCACAGCCGCCGCCTGCGTTCGAAGGTGTTGGTACACAAACAATTACTGCCTCTGTGTCTTCTGCAATAGGGAAGTTCCAGGCTGCATAAGCTGGATCAACAATGTCTATTTCGTGCGCTTCTTGTAGTAGAGCGTTGTGTGCTTGTCCTACTGGACCGTAACCAGCAATAGTAATATTCATACTTTATATTATACACGAACTGAAATAAAAGTCAAGAAAAAAGGCAGCTCGTCGTTGCTGCCTTAACTTCTTAAATCCCAATTGAGTTAGGAACAATTATCCAATGTATTGCTAGGACTAGTGCAACTGATGCACCCAAGCCTATCATCATCTTTTGGAAGTCTCTTGCTACTAATGGAAATACACTTTTGTACTTCTTCTTGTTCATAAACGATGCAATAGCAAGTTCTCTACCTG